CCACCTAACTCACCACCTGTTGCTGTATCAGGTGGTGTTGCTTCGCCACCTTCAACTGGAGGAATGTCTCCGCCAAGATCTGGTTCCATGCCGCCTAAATCTGACGCCATACCTGCACCGCTTACTCCAACAGATCTAAGTTCACCCGAAGCATCTGTTGGCATTTCTAGATTTTCTTCGTTTTCTTCTCTCCACAAACGTTCGTTTTCTGCAATCTCTTCGTCGCTTAGTCCTAAGAAACGTTTTAATGCAAATCTATTTGACATAAATGGAATCTGTTGTATAGTAGTAAATGTGTTAATTCTGTTGTTGTCAAGTTCAGCTTGACGATACGCTGCAAAGTTTTGCGGAGGTGTAAGTTGTAAATCAAACATTGCATAATCAACATTTGCACCTCTGTTTTTTAGATAGAGTTTAAATTCTCTGTTGAATACTTCTTCAACTAGGCTTTGCAAACGTTCACAATATTTGTTAAAACGTAATTCTTGGATGTATGCTGTTCCCACACGTCCATCATTATATTGGCTAGCACCGTCATCTGCTCCAGTTGGTAAGTACGAACTTGGGATACGTAGGCCGCGTACCAACTTATTAGTAAAGTATCTAAGGTCATCAATCTCTCCTAAGTTTGTACCACCTGGTAGTGTTTCAACTTTTGATCCTCTACCTTCAGCTGTTTGTGGGAAGAAGTAGTCTTCGTTGATTGACAGAGGGTTATATGAACTGTCTATGACATTAGTGCCGCCGCCTGTTTTTGATGGGATGCGTCTTTGATGTATTTCCGTTTTAACACGTTCTACAAACTGCATAGCAAGGTGGCTAGGCATATTACCCACATCAACGTAAAAAACACGTCTTTCAGGAGCTCGCTGAACTCTATAAATGATAATCGCATCTTCTAATAATTCTTTTTGTTTGTATACTTTGAATATACTCTCAAGTAAACTGTTTCCAAAAGGATAGTTGTTGTCTAAACCTTCGCTCATGCTTAAATGAATAACATGTTCAGCATCTACAAAAGTTTCGCCTTCTGTACGTTCAAAACGATTTGTATTTCCTGACGGAGTACTGTTACCGCCAGTACCAAATTGATTTGTTACTTGTTGATATCCGTTAGTTCCGCCTGGGCCGTAACTGTTAGTTGTGTTTAATGGTGTTGCACTCAACACATCAAACGCAAAATTTAAATTTTTAATAACATATTGCTCAGGTTTTTTACCTTCGCTTTCGTTAACAATAATTTTTGTAACTTGGCTAGGATCTACATGAAACCACTTTTGTGTTTCTGGGTCACGTACAAAGAATTGATCGCCATACTTAAATGAATTACGAATAATTCTAAACATACGTGTTTCAAATTCATTTAATCTACACCATTGTTTTAGATATTCACCAATGATTTTTATTTCTACATTAGTTGCTTCTTTGTTAAAGTCTAATTTAAAGTGTGTGTCATTTTGCACATTCATTTGTGTACAAAACTCAGCAAGAATATCAAGTGCAGCATTCACTTCGCTGTCGCTGTCCATTGTGTTGTATTGATTGTAACGTTCAATACGATTTGGTGATCCTACATAAACATCAGGCAGGTGAGAACTATAATTAGCAGCGGCGGGCCCTATATTACCTGTACCACGTTGAGAAAACGGACTATAACTTCCGTTTGGATTATTTCCTGTTGGTACAGGAGTAAAATACTTTTTCCACGTCATGCGTTAACACCTTTTAATAAATTCCCGCCTAAGCCTCTAGTTGCTTTCATTGTTCTTCTCTGTGAGTCTGCTGCACCAACTTGAATATCAACAAGTCTTGATAATAATCCATTCATATTACCAAAACTGTTTTGTAAACTGCTGACAACATCTTTCATATCACCACTTGTACTTATCATATTCTGCTGCATTGCTGTGCTATCTTGAGCTTGTCTTGCAAAGTTAGATCCAATTGATTGTGTTGCTTGAATTAGTCCCATAACATTTCTAGAACTTATAGTATCAAGCACATTCATTGGACCAGTAACAAATTCAGGACCCATTTCGCCAACCATACCTAGTTCGCCAGCACCTAATCTACCGCCGCTTGCAAATCCTCTAACGTTACCAGTACGTTGCATATGACTTAAACTTTCAGCAACACGTCTAGTTGCTTCTGCTGCTTCTGCTGCCCTAGTTGCTTCTGCTTCTGCTACGTTAATTTCAGTTTGTAAATCTGAAGCTCTTTCAAACTGTCCTTGTTGTACTAATTCTGTTTGTCTGTTAGTTAATTCTGATAGTGCTGCTTCTGCTTCTTGACGCTGAGTTACTGCTTCTGATAAACTTTGATTTGCAGTATCAACTTGTTCTTGAGTGACAATTTCATCGGCTGCACGATCTTCATTTGCACCATTAACTGCTTCAACAATCGGTGGTGAAACACCTGCAACAGCTTCACTAATTCCGCCAAGTTCTGCTGCAACTTCTTCATCTGATAATGCACCAGCACCTCCGCCCATTAGCTGATTCATTAATTCTTGAATTGCACCTTGAGCACCATTATTAACTGCACTTTCGCCTACAGTTAATAATCCGTCAATTGCATTGTTAACAAAACCTGAAATTTGTTCTATGTTATCGCCAATTGTATCTCTTACAGTATTAATTGCTTGTACACCCATATCTTCTAGGCGTTCAAGTGCCTGGCGTTGCACTTCCATAACAGTTTGACGAATTTGCTCCTGCATAGCAATTGTACTGTCAATGATGTTGTTTTCTGCTGACTCTAATTGTGTTTCTTGTTGTGCAGCAATCTCGCCATTCAATCTATTAATAGTCTGTGTTGCTGTTTCGCCTGCTTGAGCACTTGCATTGATTCTGTTTTCAAAATCATACAGTTGTTCTTTCATACTGCCAAATGCACTACTTGTTGCATTCATGCCGCCAAGCATACCAATGTTAGCTGCTTCCTGACTGTTCATATAATCAACAACACTACCTTGGAAGTTTGATAACGAACCGCTTACTTGATCAAAACTTGCACCGCTTTCTAATTGTCCAATTAGATCACTCATTGCAGCTTGACCTTCGGCACCCATTGCTAAGAATGCCTGTTGTGTTGCTTCAGTAACAGGAGCACCACGAATTGCCATGTCAATAAATGCATCCGCAGCATCGTCGCCCATTGTAGTACGAATGTTAGCTAGTGTATTGTTAAATGCTTCTTGCTCATCTGCACTTTTACCTTGTAGATAGAATTGTAAATCACCTCTGCGTCTATCAGCAAGCATTTGATCTTGTATTTCAGAACGTTGTTTACCAGTTAGTTTTGATAGCCTGTCCATTTCAGTAGCAAGACGCATTGCTGCTTCAGCAGATACATCTTGATTTCTACCAGCAGCTCGTCCCATTGGATCAGACTGAATTAATTCTCCTTGTGCTAACAACAGTTCGTTGATGTCGCTAACAGTATAACCCATTCTACGCATGTTAGTACCAAGGTCGCTATCTAAAACACTTTTACTAAATGCTCTAAACGATTGTACTGCTGCATCTGTAGTGCCGCCAAAGTTTGACAAGGAACTCATGTTGTTTTGGAACATTTTGGTCATATCTTCAACAGTCATACCAAGTTCGGCTGCGGTCATTTTTATTTCGACCATTTCTTTACCAAACGTTGCACCAATTCCTGTTAAACTTTGATATTCTTCTAAACTTGCTTCGGCAAATTTTGTTAAACCCTTGATAGTGTCACCAAGTACTCCAAACAACTTTGTGTTAGTAACAAGTGCATCGCTGTAGTCAGTAAGAGCCATACTGCCGGATAACAAGTTACCAGCAATGCCAACTGCACTCTGAGCTGCATCAGAAACTGCACTTCTAAACAGCCCTAAGCCGCCGGAAGCAATGTTTAACTGTCTGCCAAATAAACCGAGATCTTCACCTGCCAAAATCAAATTCCTTTAAAAAAGTACGCACTAAATAGGTATATATACTATTTATCTATAGGAAAAAAGCAATGGAACATCGAGAAAGTCCTCTTAAAAAATTTAAACGTCAACCTAAAATTTATATAAATTTGCCCAGTAAAGGCAAGTTTTACAAAGATGGCACACTTGATGATAACACATCAACTGATATTCCAGTGTTTAGTATGACAGCCAACGATGAAATACTTTATAGAACTCCTGATGCATTAATCAACGGAGAAGCAACTGCAAACAATATTAGAAGTTGTATTCCTAGTATTCTTGATCCTTGGAAAGTAGTTACTATAGATATTGATGCAATATTACTTGCAATTCGACTTTCAAGTTATGGAGAAAACTTGTCAGTTTCAAATGTTTGTAAAAAATGCGGAGAGCAAAACTCCTATGATATTCCTATTCAGAAATACATTGACTTTTACAATACTTTAGAATTCAAAGATAAAATTTTTGTCGAAGATGGATTAGTTGTAAATGTTGAACCATTGACTTACAAACTATGGACAGAAATACAAAAACGTTTGATTGCATTACAACGTACTTTGCAAATTCAAATTCCAAAGATAACAGATGAAGATCAAAGAAACAAAGAAACAGATAAAATATTAACTGAAATTTCTAATTTAAATGTACAAATTATTTTTGAACATATTAAATCAATCGAAGTAGATGGTGAAATTGAAACTAACCCTGCAGAAATTTTAGAATTTATTCAAGAAGCAGATCTAAGTTATTTTAAGAAAATTAAAAAACATATAGATACCCAATCTGAAGTTTGGAGAATACCTCCGGAAAAAGTACAATGCGGTTGTGGTGCTGAGAACTCCGTGATTATTAGAGTGGACCAATCAGATTTTTTCGGGCGAGGCTAGTGTTCCAGGAAGATCATGAAATTGAAGCACTAGCCAAGGATTTCGAAAATAGAATTAAACAACACAAAGAAAATTTTTATCGATTGACTTGGTACATGCGTGGTGGAGTTTCTTTTGAAACTCTATTTTATGATACCGATGTTGGTGATGCTGAAATGCTTAACAATATTATCAAAGGCAATATTGAAAATACTAAAAATGCAAAAATGCCTTTGATTTAACCGCCAAAGTTTCCACTTGCAGCCATTGCTCGAAAATCTTCAGGAGTCATGTCTTCCCAACTAGATGCACCACTTGGGTTACCTCTTGGTGCTGTTGGTTGTGCAGGAACAGCATCAACAGCACCACCAGCTACTTCTCTTGCAGCATTTAATTCAGCTTGACTAAGTTCCTGGCCGCCGATTGTTGCAGCTGGTTGTCCATTGTTATCTTGTCTGCGTCTTTCAACTTCTGCTCTGCCATCACCTCTGCCAGGGTTGGTTTGTTGCGGTGTTGTTGGTGCTGTTGTTGTTTCTTCAGGAGTAGTATTTGGATCAATGCCTAATACTTCAAATACCTGTGCTTGTCTTGCACCAACAGTTGTGTAAGGAACAAGACGCTTTGCTCTTTTACCAAATAATGTAAATGCAAATGTTTCTCTTGCCCATTGTGTTGCAGCACTTGCTAATCCTGTTGGTGCTTCGGCAGGACTTTCTTGGAAGAATGCATCGCTAATTGCAGGGCCACCGCCCATTAAACCGCCAACAATAGTGCGTAATCCTTGTGCAGTACCAAATATAACACTGCCTGCAAAATTAAATATTTCAGCAAACACACTGTTGGCCATTGCTTCTGCAATTGCTCTTTGAACACCTGTGCTTTGTATTAAAGCTCGTAATGCCCAAAAACCAATTTCGCCTAATACAAATGTTAATGCACCAGTAACTAAAGTACCACCTAACGTAGCCGGCGATGCTGCAACTTGTACTGCTGCGGCTGCTCTCCATGCAATTCTAATTTTTCTTAAAACTGAAATAACTCTAGCACTTGCAAACACAACCATAAGATCTAAAATAAATGTTGCCAAGCCTGCTGAACAAGCCATGTTAATTGCTTCTTGACCTTCTTCTCTAGATAACTCGCCGCTTTCAACATCAGCCTCGATTTCTTCAATAACTGCCATAACAGAAAGAACAGTAATTACAGCAATACCGGCTCTTTCAAGTGTTCTAAACCAAAATCCAGTCATAACACGTTGCCATCTTGGTCTGTTTAGCAAACGTTCTCTATCAATGTCTCGTTCTATACCAACTCTGTTTGCATAGTTAAGAACTCTATTTCTACCATTGTATGGTCTAACACTACTACCGTAGCGTTGAGTTGTATCTCTTTCCCATGCATCAACATCGAAATCAGGATCACTACCATTATAACGACTTAGTGCTTCTTGTGCATTAGCAGGATTTTCAAATCTCAATGCTCTAGTTTGAGAACCATCGTTAGAATGGAATAACAAAGTACGTTCACTTGCTATACTAGCTGCTCGACTTGATCTTTCTCTTTGAACTCTAGGTTGAGCAGTGTCATTGCTAGAAGGAGAACTAGGTGTGCGTGAAGCTCGTAGACGTTCAGCTTCTCTATCAGCACTACCTCTTATAGGATTAGATCCAAGAACCTGACCACTATCAGTATCTACAATATTAAACACACGATCACGCCCAGTACCTGAAGGAGTAACTACTATTTCTTCATCAATTTTGTTTTCTGTGTTTTTATAAGAAATTACTTCAAGAAGTTTCATTGTTCAGTGATATCCATTACTTTGTTAATGTATTTAGTTGAAATGAGCTAAAGCTCATTTGTGTTTTCGTTAACACTCAACACGAATTATCTGTTTGTGATTATAGTATTAGTAAGGCATATGCGAATGCATATGCTTTTAGTATTATTCAGATTGTGAAGTCATAATTCGCCCGTTGCCGGGCGAAGGTAGCTTTTGAGCATTATTCGAGTTGCTTCAGCCATCTTGTTAAAAGAAATTTTATAGTTTGTAAACTATAAGCGGAGGCGGTTGACCTGTATCCCCCTATTCTAGCTTCGTCTTATCAACGGAAGGCAGTTAATCCCTAACAAGCGAAATCACTTACCTATGTGGTTGCTTTTTCTCAGAGCCACAATCTTTTCAGCCTATCGTATGCTTCTACACGCTGACGCTCCACACCATCGGCGATCTTTCACGCAGAATTTTGGAGGATCGAGCAGCCCCGATCAAACAGTGTCAGTTATTTTGCCTTGTTATGTTCTAGTAGTGCCTGGCGTAACTTGTCTGAACCACCAACTCTTACATTGATGATACCGTTGTAGTATTCGTCTGTTTCTAATACACGCCTATCAAATTGTTCTCGTGCTTCAATGTAACTCATTTCTGCTCTGCTTTTGCAAAAATAAAGTATTTCACGAGAAAAATTTTCTTCGCCTAGTTGTTGTACGTCTGCATTCAGCCTATCTGAGCTGCCCCAGTATTCACGCCAATCGCTTTCTTTGTAGCCTCGACGTTTGTTCTTTTTGCCTTTAAGTGGTGGCTTGGTTGTTTTAAACTTTGCTAATTTTTTGCCTACGTACTTTTGATTTGTTTTGAGATTTGTTATTAGATATACAAAGCCTTCATACTCGTCATCAATAGATTCTACAGGTTTGCCTTGATATGTCCAACTCATACATTATGTATAAGATAGATTTTTGCCTAGTCTCGATTTTGATCTGTGCCTTTTTCTTCACGCCATTCGTCAAGATGTTGTAAATGTTTTTGCCTAATTTCGTCTTGTCTTGTCTTTGCTAGTGTAATAAGTTTTCTCAATTCACGACGAGCCGACCTGCTGTTGCGAATACTTGGCCTACGTTCAAATAATTCACTAGCAGAAAAATATTTCAAATATGTTTTTACAAGCTCGTCGTGTGTATCGTCGTGTTTCATTCTATAATATCAACATCAGTAGAGTAACTTGTAAAGCCATTTTCTTTGATGACTTTCATAACATGGTTAACTCTACCAACTAGTTCGTCCTTGTGTGATATGAGGAAAACGTTTTTACTACGTTCTCTGCCCATTTTCTTTAGCACAGCAAGACTATTTTCAACACCTGCTGTGTCCATACCTGAGTCAATTAACTCGTCAATAAACAATAAGTTAATACCTTGGTACAAACTTTCCCAAACATCACGGAATGCAAAGCTCATACCTAGTATGAGTCTGTTACGTTCACCACGTGATAAGTTATCAAAGTCTAGGTCTTGTCCAAGTTGTGTAATCTCGACACTTAAATCGTTTTGGAATTGTACTTGATGAGGTAGTCCAAGTCTGTCAAGATAGTATGTAAGTCTGTTATTTAGATACGCCAAGTTTTGATCAATGATCTTTTTACGAATGAAACTGTCTTTGTTTGTTAACAGTTTAAGCAAAAAGTCTTGGTGATCCTTTAAATTATTGAGTTCGTTGATAGAATCCCAACTAATTTCTTGCAATGCAGTAGTTTTTAGGTCATCAACTTGCTCTTGATACGGATCTGTCTCGTCTTTTTTGTTTTCTAATGCACGTTTTAAGTTATCAACATTGTTTCTATGTTCATATGCTTCTTTTGCAGTCTCATAAAACGTATTCGGACGTCCGTTGATGTCTCCAATCTCGTTTAATGTGTTCATAGTTGCTTCTAATTTGTCAGCAACTTCTGTTTGATAGGCAAGTGCATCGCTTAATTCTTTTTGTTTACGTGTTTCAATTTCTGCTTTTTTATCTGCGTGAAGTTCTTGTCCACAAGTATAACAAATAGCAGTATCTAGTTCTTTAATATCTTTTTCAGCCTTGTCAACGCTTTTAGTTGCTCGCATTAGTGCTGCTTCTAGTGTTGCTTTTTCTTTATTAAGGCTTGTAATACGATTGTTAAGCTCTGTCCAGTTAATTAGTTTGTCATGCTTGTCTAATTCGTCGTTGATATTGAGTTTTTCTAGTTCTTCAATAGCAGATTCAAGTTTTTTAACGTCATCTCTGCGTTTTGCCTCCCAAGCACGTTGTCTACCAATAAGAGTTTCAATACTTTGTTCAATTTTTTTGTTACTTGCTTCAATAGCATTGATTTTTAGTGTTTCTTCGGTGACTAAATCTTTAGTTTGACGAATCTTTTCTTTTAATCCGTCAGCCTTTTCAGTAAGAATAGTAATACCAAGCAACTGTTCAATGATAGCACGTTGATCATTTGCTCTCATGCTAAGGAACGGCTCGGTATAAGTGTTGAGTGCAACAATATGTTTGAACATATCGTGGCTCATACCCAACAACGTGTCGATTTCTTTCTGTGTTTCGCGGCTATCACCTTGACTTTGATCATCCATTTCGACTTGTTCAAGGTCATTGATGTAAAATTTAAGAACGTTAGGTGATCTGCCACGTTCAATCTTGTAACTGTTGCCGTCTTTGTCAAAATTAAGTGTAACTAACATGCCTTTGCTGTTAGTTTTGTTAATCAAGTTGTTCTTTTTGATATTTGTTAGTGCATTACCAAACAATGCATAGGATAACGCATTAATAATAGTAGTTTTACCAGTACCGTTGCGTGATCCAGTGTCATCACCGCCTTGATCTAGGTTTTCACCTAACACAAGTGTTAGTTGTTCACTGTTAAAGTCAACTGCTTGGGTAACATTACCCACACTCATAAAGTTTTTTACGGTTAAGTCTTTTATTTTGATCATGCTAACTCATTGTATATGTCTAGTAGTAGCTTCTTATTAAAGCTATCTGTGTCTAATGCACTAATTTCATTGCTTACAATCTGATCTACACTTTCAAATTGTGCAATATCAAGTTCTGAACTAATTTCTTCAATTAACTTCTGTGGAATAAGAGTAATCTCTCTACATTCATACTGTTCCATAAAGGTTTCTTTGATGTAACTTGCTTCTTCGTAGCTAATATCAATGTCAAGTGTTACTCTCAGGTACATATTAGGCTTGATAAGACTGTCCTTTTCGTCAATCAACTGCGATAGCTTAACTGTACGATACTTTGGACATTGTGGCCAGTTGATGTATTCTGGTTCTGCATCGTTCTCGCGGTCTAATATCATCATACCACGGTCATCATCCCAAGCATCAGCATAGTTGTGTGGGAAAGCATTACCAATGTAATGAATCTTACCTTGCTTCTGCCGTTTATGGAAGTGCCCACTGAACACATACTCTTGATGTTTAAAGTGTTCAGTACGCAAGTCGCCGTGATCTGGCATTTTAACCAATGCGTTCATATAGAAACTAGGTAATTCAAAGTGCCCAAACAAATATTTGGTTTGCAACTTCTCCATGCGTTTCCATTCTTCACCTACAAGCCACGGAACCAGTGCTACATCTTCGATAACCTGTATGTTATCTACTACTGTAATACCAGGAATGTGTCTTGCAAACTCTGTTGAGCTTACATCACGCTTGTCTTTGTAGTACAAGTCATGGTTGCCACTAAACATATAGAACTTTTCAAATGCTTCGCCTAGTTTTTCTAGGCTACGAATAGTAGCGTCCATGGTTGTAAGGTTAAGACTGTTACGATTATGATGCCAATCACCACAAAAGATGCCTGTTTCACATCCGTGTGCTTTAGCAGTCTCAATATACCAGTCAATAAAGTCTTCACAGTCCTGATTATGGACACGTGAATTGCCTTTCATACCAAAGTGTATGTCGGTAAACACCGCAGCTTTTTTAAACAATAGAAATACTCCACTTAGACTTTGATTATAAAAGAAAAAATCTTAATTGTCAAATTCTTTTTGCTTCTTTTCTTGATCTTCCATGAATCTTGCTAGTCCTGCTTCGTATTCGCCTTCCATTTGACGAGTGTAGCTAGGATCTAAGTCATTCATTTCAAGGATGTCGTCTCTGATTTTTTGATTGCGTTTTTCTAGGTTAATAACACGCACAAAGCTATTAGTAACAGCAGCGGTATAATAAGCAAAGGGGTTATTGGATTTAGATTCATCAAATTGTAGTCCTATCTGTGAAAGTTGTAAGATTGCTTGACCTTTCATTTCGTCATTGTAGGTATAACCACGAACATTACCTCGTCTTGCATAACGATCAACCAACATTAACCACATACTTGCAAGTGTTCTAGTTGCAACTCCGCGATCTTTGTTGAAATGTCCGTTTTCCATGCCACCTTCCCAGTGACTTTTGCCTACACATATTAAATTACCGTCGTCGTCAAATTTATAGTGTTGAAACGGAGGAAAATTTAATTTAACTTTATGGTCTGCCACTGTTTTTGGATTCTTTTTACGTCCAGGTTCGTCAGGAATATGATCAAACGTCATAATTCTAAAAATAAGTTCTTCTGTTTTTAAACTTTCTGGGTCAATGGCAAAATTTGCTTGCTTTACTTGCTTACCAGCTGCTTTTGCTTCGTCATATGCTGCCGTTGACAATGCTTTTGCTTTGTTTTCTTTAGCTTCTTGAATGGTTGTTTGGTTTATTTTATCTATACTTGATAATATGATATTGTAATCTGCATACTCTTTGGAAACAAAACTACAAAAAGAATTTTTACTTTTGTGTATTTCTTTGAGCATGTCCTTATTATTAAGATAATTTACTTTTTTTCTAGCCATGGCTACTCCTATACTGTATTTATTATAATATACGCAGATAATTTTGTCAACTAAATACTGTAAGGAGATTTCTATGGCAGACAACACTCAATATATCACACAAATTCTAGAAAGTATAGGGTCTGTGTACTCGGGTACAAGTGTATACAGTAACAACGGCGTATTAGGATCGGAAGACCCGTCATTGAAGACAAAAATGGCAATGTCAACTGGAGAATTTGCACAAAACCCTAATTTAGTAGGATCATTGATTCGCCGTAGATCGTTGCCACCTGGTGCTCAGCCTGCTCCGGTAAAGATAACAAGTGCTACTTTTAGTTCATCGTCTTACAACAATACAACTGAAAATTGGAGAGTGCGTTTAAGTTTGCCAGCTTCTAGTACATTTAGGACTAGTCCGTTGTTAAAGCCGTTAGTTGATACAGACAATAGCATGATATGGCCTACAACTCCTAATATAACACTAAGTCATAGTGCAAGTTACAATATGTTAAGTTTATTGCATACAAATTATGCATTTCCGACTTATAAACAATCTCAAGCAGATCCTATTACTGTTTCGGGCTCGTTTCCTGTTCAAAGTGTGTCTGATGGCCAATATTGGGTTGCAGCGATACATTATTTGCGTAGTATAAGCAAAATGCACTATGGAGAAACTAGTGATAAAGGATCTCCACCGCCAATGGTAAAGTTAAATGGATATGGTGACTTTGTTTTTAATAATGTTCCTTGTGTTGTTACCAACTTTACTGTTGATTTATCAAACGGTGTTGATTATATTAGAGTTCCTTTATTAGGAGAATCAGGAAACACAGAAGAATTTACCTATGTTCCTACTGATAGTACCATAAGCGTAACACTTCAACCGATATACAGCAGAGGAAAAGTTAGCGAATTTAGCTTTGACGACTTTGTTAAAGGTAATTTAAGAGATGAAGGATTTATTTAATGGCACAATATACTAAAACTAGTCCTTGGTACAAAACAAAAATCAGTGATTCAGGCGAAATGGGTATATTAAATATCAGACCTGTGCCTGCAGAGGACGACGATATCTTATATAAAATAGAACCTCAGTACAACCACAGGCCTGATTTGTTAGCGTTTGACTTATATGGTTCTCATAAACTTTGGTGGGTCTTTGCTCAGCGTAATATGAATGTTATATCCGATCCGTTATACGATTTTAGACCAGGAGTTGAAATATATTTGCCAAAGGCCAGTAGTTTAAAAAAGGTTTTAGGATTATAATATGGCACCACAACCAAACCCGTTAAGACAATATGCTAGTTTTAACACAATATTTGAATTAGCTGTTCTTACACATGATGAGGAACTGTTTCCGGATGAGACTTATCGTCAAAATCCTCCGCAGCTTCCTATTTGTCGTAACGGCGGCGGTGCAACTAACGCTGTAACTACTTTTTTTGAAGAACAATTAGGTAAAAAACTAGAATATGTAATAGATAATGTTGAAATTGAAGGATTGGTAACACCAAACAGTAGAACAAGAACAACAAACGCTACTAGTATAATGTTTCAAGTAACTGAACCTTATAGTATGGGGTTATTTTTACAAACTTTAAAAATAGCAGCAACACAAGCAGGACATACAAACTATCTAGCAGCACCTTTTTTGTTAATAATTGATTTTGTAGGCTATGACGACAACGGAGTTGCAATACAAGCAACCGAAACGTTGCCATTAAGAAGATTTGTTCCTATAAAATTTACAAATATTGAATTTACTGTTAATGAATCTGGAACAGTATATGATGTTCAAGCAATGCCTTGGAATGAACAAGCGTTAACCGATCAAATAGATCAAATAAAAACAGATATAAGCATTACTGGTAACACACTTGTTGAAATGTTACAAAATGGTCCAAACAGTTTAACAACTATTATGAATGGACGTTTGCAAGAACGTGTAAATGAAGGACAAAACGCTGAAGCAGACGAAATTGTAATAACATTCCCTCAAGATATTTCTAGTGGAGTTACTAGAGACAAATTTTTAGATAGCCAAGATGATGCAGGTTCTACTGTAAGTACTAAGCCAGCGGGATCTAGTAGCAGCGGCGGCAGCTCTGGCGGTAGCGGACTTTTTGGTGCAGTTGTTGGTGCAGTTGTTGGTGGAGTAATTAATGGTGCATTAAACGGATCATTACAATCTAGTGTTAGCGGTATTTTAAATGCATTTAAAAGCGGCGATGTAAATGCAATATATCAAAGTATTACTGGTTTCCTTGGAGTAGAAGCACCTCAAAATTTTGAAGGATTTTTGAGTAGTGTTGTTGGAATGGTAATGAATAAAAGTAGCATGGGAGAAAACCTCTCAATTATATCGCAAGACTCAGGCAGCGTTAACGCTTTAGGTGGAAGTAATTTTATTAGCAGTCATACAGCTGATGGTAGACCTCCAATGGGCAATAGTGGGTTGCAATATGATCAACGAAATAAAGTTTTTACAAGAGGTAAAAATGTTGTAAGTACAGATGAACGTGTATTTCAGTATGCAGCAGGTACAAAAATAACAAAAATCATTGAAGAAGTAATTCTTGCAACTGATTGGGCAAAAAATGTTGATCAACGTGTTCCAGACGAAAACGGAATGATTGATTGGTTTAGAATTGAAACAAGATGTTTTACTAAACAAAATCCTACACAAAATAGTCAAAACGGCTATAAAGCAATGGTATATGAATATCGTGTAGTTTTATTTAAAGTACATCATAGTGTGTTACAAAAGCCAAACGACCCTACAATAGGGTACAACAGCCTAAGAGAAAAAGCAGCTAAAGAATACAATTATATCTATACAGGTCAAAACGAAGAAGTAAAAAGATTTGACATTAAACTAAACGCAGTATTTTTTCAAGCAACTCAAGCAGATACAGGTCAAAATAACATAGATAGACAAACTGGCGGAATTTCAGAGCATACTGTTAAAGAAGATACAGATGCACAAACTATAACATCTACAACAGGTACTCAAAGTGCTACAGGTCAGCCGATGATGGTTGAATTGGTAGAAAACAGCACAGTTGTAGGAGGCATGGGCACAGACGCTAAACGACAAACTGCACTAAGATTCCACGAATTAATTATTAATAGTGATGTTGATTTGGTAACATGTGAATTAGAAATATTAGGAGATCCGTTCTTTATATTTGACAGCGGAATGGGTAACTATACTGCACCTATAGAAAGTCTAAACGTAACTCAAGACGGTACAATGGAATATCAACGAAGTCAAGTCGATATTCTTTTGAATTTTAGAACACCGATAGATTATAATGATGAAACAGGAACAATGACATTCCCTGAAGATACTATTCCTGTTGATGCGTTTAGTGGATTGTACTATGTAACATCTCTCACTAATTCAATTAACTCGGGCGAGTTTACACAAAGATTAAAATTGATAAGACGTAGAAACCAAGAACAAGATACTAACACAGCTGGCAGCGACGATTTAGCAATTAATGTTACAACTGCTTCGCCTTCACAACAAAGTCATACAGCATTTTAATGGAGATTTAAATGGCAGAAAATAACCCAAAGGCAGAATTAACAAGATCAGCAGACTCTGGAGAAACTCCAAAGAAAGCTGGCCCGTATATTGCTAGAGTTATTGAACATTTAGATAGCTTGTATCTTGGTGGATTAAAAGTTCAGTTGTTAAAAACTGGAGAAGCTGGTAATATTGGCGAGACATTAGGACAAACTATTGAAGTTTTTTATGCTAGTCCGTTTTACGGATTAACAAACAGTCAAAATGGTCCAGGAAAAAATGATGATTTTGCAAATACACAAAAAAGTTACGGATGGTGGGCAGTACCACCTGATCCTGGCAGTTTAGTTCTTGTAACCTTTGTAGAAGGCAACCAAGATTATGGATATTGGTTTGCTTGTATTCCTCAAAGAGGCATGACATACATGCTTCCTGCAGGTGATCCAGCAACTGAACAGACTTCGGGTAAAATTCCAAATGGTTATGCTGGTAAACCCTTGCCAACAGGTGAATACAACAAAGCAATTACTAAACCAGCTGCTAACAATGTTATAAAATACAAAAGACCGGTAAACGAAGAACTAGTTGAAAAACTAATTGAGCAAGGATTAGTTGAAGATCAAGTGCGTGGCATTACAACAACTAGTGCTCAACGTGAAACACCTAGTGCAGTTGTAGGTTTTAGCAGTCCTGGACCACTAGATAAACGTGGAGGCAAACCTACTGCACCGGTTGGTGTTAAAGAATCCAAAGCAAATATACCAGTTAGTAGACTAGGTAGTAGCAGTATTTTTATCGATGACGGTGATGACAAACAAATACGTAAAGGATCACCAAAAGATACTGAATACAAATACATGAATAAAGAAGCAAGCGAACAAGGCGGCGATGTAACTATTCCAGCAAACGAAATGATTCGTTTAAAAACACGCACAGGTGCTCAAATATTAATGCACACAAGCGAAGATTTAATTTATATCAATAATAGTCGCGGTACTTGTTGGATAGAAATGAGTAGTAATGGTAAACTTGATGTATATGCACAAGATAGTATCAGTTTTCACACAGAAACAGACATGAATTTTACAGCAGATAGAGACATTAACTTTGAAGCTGGTAGAAATATCAATATGATTGTCAATGAAAATATATTTCAAAGTGCAGCAGGTAATTTAGAAGTCAAAGTTGGTGCTAATGGCAATATTACAGCTGGTGCAGAAATCAATACAAAAAGCGGTGCAGACACCAAAATTACTGCTGGTGGCACAGCATGGATTGATGGTGGTCCAGATGTACAACTTAATGGCGGCGGCAGTGCAGCAGAAGCAGTTAAAGCTAAATTTCCATTCCGTGTTCCTCAACACGAGCCGTGGGATGGTCATGAAAACTGGAACCCATCGGAAACTGTACCAGACAAAACTGAAGCAGTTGCAGATGCAAGCAAAGATATTCACTATGAAGATAGAAAAGTTCAGACAGATAGAACGCCTATGAATGAACTATAAATATTATAGTAAGAGGGAGTAATTATGGCAGATACATGGCCGGTAAACGATGGCGGAGTTGGCACACAAAGTAGTACTGAAATTGGCTACGGTCAAGGCCAAGTAGATCCGCGACTAGCTAGTGCAGCAGGAATAGGTCCGTCATTAGCCGGAAGTCCAAGTAGTACACAAGCACCTAGTAGTCAGACCGAAGCAGCAAGCGAAACACCCCCGCCGGAAACATTTGCAGGACTTACACCGGGATTAGAATTTCTTGCACCGAGAACTGCTATTCAAAGTTTAACAGGAGAAGGTGTACTTTTAAACCCAGATTCGTTTTTGCAAGGGTTGCAAGGCAGTCTTAGTTCGATACTCGGCGGTGCATTAAACAATCTTCTTTCCGGGTTACCGCCTGTGATGCAAGACTTTTTAAATGCAACAGGAATAACCGGTGCGTTAAGTGGAATGGTAGAGCAATTAAGTGCAGGATTAAGTCAAGCACTTGGGTCTATATCACAAGGATTATCAAATGCAGTAGGACATATTGCAGGCGAATTAGGTAATGCTTTAACAAGCATTCCTGGAGTTGGACCTGTAATTGAAGAATTAGGCAATGCTGCTAGTGGAATAGTTTCTAGCTTGCAAGAAGGATTTAATTCATTAACACCTGAATTACAAGCAATTGCATCTGATGCAGTTGGTGCAGTTGGTGCAAGTGTGTTAAGATCTCCTAATTTAGCATCTACTATATCAGCAGCAACTTCAGGACAAATTTTAGGACAAATGCGTTTTGCTGAAAATCCTGCAGATGGTTTTAACAGACTAGCAAGTGCTGCAAGAGGTGCAGACGAATCGTTCTTCCCACAAACAGGTAATCCTGTATTTGCAGATTTAGCAGCTAGAGCAATAACAGCTGAACGAGAATTTCAAAGAGTATTACAACAAGATGGCGATAGATTTGCTTTTGCCTTAAACCCACAACGAGCAGAAACTGCCTTAGCAGAAGCATCAAGTAACATCCGCAGAGTTAGCGGCGGTGCTATACAAATAGGGTAAATACAGTATGGCAGAACAACAACTATATAAAAATATAACCATAGACACACCAACAGTAGATAGTCCTGTACGCTCAAAGGCATACAGAGGATTGAGCACGGTTAATCCTTCTGTTAAAAACTTTAAATTATACGATTTAGCATTAATTAAACAGGACATTGTTAACCATTTTCATATACGTCAAGGTGAAAAACTTAGCGATCCTACATTTGGTACAATAATTTGGGATATTTTATATGAGCCGTTGACCAGTGAAATTAAAGAAGCAATTATTAAAAATGTTACCACTATTGTAAACTATGACCCTCGTGTAAACGTACAAAAAGTTGAAGTTTCTGAGTACGAAAGTGGCATAGAAATTAAGTGTCAATTGTCCTATTTGCCTTATAATATTAGCGAAACTGTGCAGCTAAAATTTGACCAAGCAAACGGTCTACTTTAATGTACGCACTTTTTGAATCCAGATAAATATCATATAAAGCAAGGAATACGACATGTCAAGCACTGAGCGTCAAAACAGACTTCTTCTGGCAGAAGATTGGAAAAGAATTTATCAAAGTTTCAAGTATGCAGACTTTGAAAGTTATGACTTCGACAACCTACGTCGAGTAATGATTAATTATATACGTCAAAATTATCCTGAGGATTTCAACGATTATATTGAAAGCTCAGAATATCTTGCACTTATCGATCTTATTGCATTTTTAGGTCAAAACCTTGCTTTCCGTACTGACCTAAATGCTCGTGAAAACTATATCGAAACTGCTGACCGTAGAGAAAGTGTTCTTAGACTAGCACGTTTAATCAGTTACAATCCTAAAAGAAACCAAGCAGCAAACGGTCTTTTAAAAATTGAAAGTGTTAGCACTACAGAAGATGTGTTTGATAGTAATGGTGTTAATTTAAGTGGACAAACAGTTTTATGGAACGATGGTTCAAATGCTGATTGGTATGAGCAATTTATTAAAATTATAAATGCTGCATTGCCAACAACTAATACATTTGGTCGTCCAGTTAAAAAAGAAACTATTAATAGTGTGCTAACTGAGCAATATAGATTTAATGCAAATAGTACAAAAATACCGTTATACAGTTTTACAAAAAATATTGATAGTAACAGTGTTAGATTTGAAATTACAAGTACTAATTTTGAAAATAATACAATATATGAAGAAGAGCCGTTTCCAGGAAATAAACTAGCGTTCTTGTACAGAGATGATGGGCAAGGTGCTGGATCGAATAACAGTGGATTTTTCTGTCATTTCCGCCAAGGCTCTATGCAAAACAACATATTTGCAATCAACAACCCGACTCCAAATACAGTAGTAAATGTTGATACTACAAAAATTAATAATAGCGATGTATGGTTATATAAACTTGATAGTAACAATTTAGAAAGTGAGTTGTGGACTAAGGTTGATAGCATTGAAGGCAACAATATCATTTACAACAGCATTAACAAAAACATTAGAACTATTTACAGTGTTCTTAGCCGCGTAGATGATAAAATTAGCCTAATTTTCAGTGATGGCGTTTTTGGTGAATTGCCAAAAGGTTCATATAAACTTTACTATAGAACCAGTCTTAACAAGCAATTAAAAATACTACCAAGTGATTTAACAAATATCAACCTGCAAATTCCTTACATTAGTAAAGCAGGTAGAGAAGAAACACTTAACTTGTATTTAGAATTAAAATACACTGTAACAAACGGTACAACTAGCGAAGAAACA